GAAAATATGATCAGCATTAGTAACAGCAATTCCTGTAATGTGTCCAGTTGTAATTTGTGCTGTTCCTATTCCAATTATATTTGTACTATCTCGACTTAGAGTTTGTATACCAACATTAACCGTTTGAATACCTGCTCTATAACCAGAACCAGTATTACCAATACTAATGGACTTAACAGTACCACCAGCAGCAACAGTAACTGTTCCACCAGCAGCAACTAAAGGTTGATATCCAAATCCTTCACTGGATCCAACAGAAACAATTATTCCACCTCTAGGAAGATTTCCTACATTTATATCAGTTGTAGAACTTCCAGTTCCTGTAAAGGAAATTGTTGTAACACCAATAGTAGAATCTTCCGTTATTTCATATTCATTCAATGAACCTGAAGTTTGGAATACATCATTAATAAGAACAATAGCAGTATCAGTAACAATTCCTGAAATATTAGAACCACCAGATTCTAAAGTAAACTCAGATTTTTCTCCTGTAAATTGTGCAGAGATACTATCAAAAATATAGTTTCTCCAATATGGTTCATTTGCAGTATCTGGAACACCAGAACGCATAAATGTTCTTCCTTCAAAACTAGATCCAGTTGCAATTCCTACCCAATCTCTAGAATCTGGTGGGTTTGTAGCAGTGCTTAATGGAACATTACCATAAGGTGCTTCTACAAAGTTTATTGTATTATCAACAATATTATAATTACCATCTACCTTAGTAACTAAAGTTCCCGTACCATATCCTGCTAAAGCAGTTCCAGCCCAAGGTCTTCTAACTTTAATAAGATTATCATTTCCTGCAGATCCAATAGCATCAATTCTTAATATTTCATTACCAATCTTAATTAAGTCACCACCATAGAATGATGTAATTCCAGCAAATTCAATATTATCATCAGTAGTAAATACTTGATCTGCTAAATGTGTAGTTACTGCAGTTGAAACAATAGGAGATTGAAGAATATTATCTATTGATACTA